GCAGTTGATGTTTATCAAATTCCTGCATTCTTGTGTAGACAGACTGACTTAATCAAAGCAGCCTGTGCTACAGACAAAATTGTTAATATTAAAAAAGGACAGTTCTTAGCGCCGTGGGATATGAAGGGCATACTAAGTAAGTGTACAGACGCTAAAGAAATTTGGATCACAGAAAGGGGAACTAGTTTTGGTTACAACAATCTTGTCGTTGACTATACTGGTCTTATGTATATGCTCGACACTTATGAACATCCTATTGTTTTTGATGTTACGCACTCTGTCCAAAAGCCCGGAGGACTTGGGTCTAGCTCAGGTGGTAATCGTGACTACGTGCCTGGGTTGGCTCGTAGCGGGGCTGCTCTTGGGGTCCGAGATTTTTTCTTGGAAGTCCATCCTAATCCTGATGTAGCACCTAGCGACGGACCTAATATGCTACGCTTAGAAGACTTTGAAAGGACAGTAGATGAAATCCACCGCTATTCTTATACCAGCTAGGTATGCAAGCACACGTTACCCTGGAAAACCTTTAGCTATGTTAGATGGTGTTCCTATGATAAAACGTGTGTATGATGCTTGTACAGCGTCTAAACTACCAACATACGTGCTTACTGATGATCAACGTATTGCCAACGTGTTTCAAAATACAAGCGTAATAATTGATGATGCAGATTATGATAACGGTACAGAAAGATGTGCAGGTGCTATTGATTTAGACTATATGCAAAAGTACGATCAGTTTATTAATGTACAAGGTGATATGCCTGATGTAACATTGCAGATGATAGAACGCTGTGTAGAATGGTTACAATATTATCCTGTAAGCACAGTGTTTGCTGAGATGTCAGAAGAAGAACAGAACAATCCTAACTCAGTTAAGATGGTTAGAGCAGGTGACCAAGCTCTATGGTTTGGCAGAGGTATGACAGGATATGGCGAATGGCATTTAGGCATATATGGATATCGACGTAATGCATTAAAATTATATCCGTCATTAGAGATTACGCAAGAAGAAACAATTGAGCAACTTGAACAACTCCGGTGGCTCAAAAACGGTTGGCAAATCGGCTGTAGTAGTGTATACTTTAAAGGAGTAGAGATTAATTCACCAGAGGACGTAGCTGTATGGCATACCAAGCATTCCCAGTAAAAGAAGTACTTGCTTGCATTGATCAAAATGCAAAGTCAGTTTGGAAAGAACTAACTGACGAACAAAAGAAGTGTGTTAACTATTGGCTACTAAACAGATATGCTAGTTCTGTTACAGGCACAAGAGAAGCACAAGAGCTTGCTGTTGTTATGACTAATCAAATCTACAATAAGAATTGGAATGAGCTAGGAACAAGACATCCTCAATTACAATGGCAGTTATTGTGTGCAACACATAATGCAAGTAGTAGTATGCGACAGCATCAATGGATTGGCTTCAAGAAGAAAAACGGTGACAATAGCAAAGGCGTAAAGCTACTTGAAAAAATATACCCTAATATGAAACAGGATGAAATAGAATTACTTGCTAACCTATCTACAAAAAAAGAACTTAAAGTACTAGCAGAGGAACACGGTATTGATGCTAAACTTTAAGCGTAAAAAGAAAATAGTATTTGCTTGTATGGATCATTCTATTGTAGATTTATATCCAATAGTACCTGCATCAGATGTAAAATTTAAATGGTTGAATCGTGTAAACGATGAATACAAAGCGTTTGTAAAATACGAAAAAGAGAATCGTCTAGACTTAGAAGGCAGGTCCACTCACCTAAGACGTTGTCCGGGTATATTTGAATTAATGGACACTGGATTTATAGTAACTGCTCCTTGGGATTTACATATTGAAACTAGGAAAGATCGACCAGGTGAAATTAGATGGACTGCTCCAACTACAATGCCTGATGAAATTTTAAAAGCACCGCCTGTACAAACCCCGCCCGCTAGTCAACTGCCGTTTAGACCCGGAACATTAACGTCAGTAGTAAAACTAGATATGCCGTGGTTTATATTTGCTACACCAGGAATAAAATTTATGGTTACACCTATTCCGTATCCTGACACATTTGAATTTGAAGCCGCACACGGAATACTAGACCCAAGCGAAAGCCCATATGTAAATGTTAATATGTTTTGGAATGTAGTAGATGGAAAATATACAATCTCTGCAGGAACACCGCTTGCACAACTAATACCATTAACAGAAGAAGTGTATAATGTTGAAGTGCGTACAATAAACGAAAAAGAAAAAAAATATACGGAAAAACATTATTATGCAAGAAGTAAAGGGTTTGTTTTTGACAAAAGCAGGATTAAAAACCTCTATAAGCAATACTTCAAAAACTTATGAGTGGTTATCTAATATGAAACAAAACGACAAGCCATACAAGTGTGGATACTGCGGTAGCAGTTACGTAAGAGAAAAAACTCTCTTTGCGCATATGTGTGAAAAGAAACGTAGAGCATTACAAAAAGATGAGAAGCGTGTGCGCTATGGGTTTTATGCTTTTGATAGATTTTATAAACTAAGTGCAGGTAATAAAAAAGAAAAAACGTATGAAGACTTTTGTAAGAGTCCTTACTATAATGCATTTGTAAAGTTTGGAAGTTTTCTTAATAATGTACAACCTTTGTATCCAGAAAAATATATCGACTATGTTGTAACTAGCGGAGTTAAATTAGATCATTGGTGCAAAGATGATTTATATGAAAAATATGTACTACAATTTATTTTAAAAGAAGATGTAACTACTGCACTTGAACGTAGTGTAAAAACAATGATGGAATGGGCTGCTGACAATGAGCCTGCTCCCTGGAATCATTACTTTGAACACATTAGTTTAAATAGAGCAGTGTATCAAATTAAGGACGGCAAGATTAGTCCTTGGCTTATACTTAATTGTAAAAGCGGTAAAGAGATGCTAAGTAAATTTAATGATGAACAACTTAGTATGGTGTATCACGTTATTAATCCATCTCATTGGGCTATGCGATTTAAAAAATTATCAAATGATGTACAACTTGTTAAAGACGTTGCAAAGGAAAGCAATTTATAATGCCTGATATTGATATAGACTTTGCTGACAGAGATATTGTTTTATCTAAAATAAAACATCGAGTAGCAAAATTGCCTACTGGTAAGAAACATAACACTGGTGTGTATGCAACTGAGATTCCACACAATCCGTTTAACGAATTATCAACTATCGAACACAAGACCGCAGAAGAGCGCGGCTACTTTAAACTAGACTTCCTTAACGTAAGTATCTACAAAGACGTTAGAGATGAAGCACACTTAACAGAATTAATGGAAAGGACACCCCTATGGCAACTTCTGGAACACAAGGACTTCTCAGACAAAGTATTCCATCTAAACGGACACAACGAACTATTGAAACAATTGAAGCCTACTTCGGTACAACAATTGGCGGCAACACTGGCAATAATACGTCCAGCCAAGAGATATCTAGCGAACCAAAGCTGGGAAACAATAATGAAGGAAGTTTGGATAAAGCCGACAACTGATGAATACTTCTTTAAGAAGGCCCACGCATTTGCGTATGCGTTAAGTGTAGTAGTTCATATAAATTTAATTTGTGAACAACTTAATTCTTAGATTTTTTGACCAGTTGAACATTTTTACGCTTTACCCGCTTAACTGATAAATTATTAATATTCACGCAAGGCCCCATAGTAACTTTTACATCTTTTGAATTCATTGTCATTAAAATATATTTAAAATATTGCATTTCATTAAGTAAAAATATATTGATAGGAATTAATCGATTTGATTCCCACCACCATACTTCACCTAAATCTAGCAGTGCTTTCTTTTCTTCCTCAGATTTCAATGAAGTGTAAACAAACATTGATGTCACCCATTGGTCTTGATTGGCAATGATGCCAATGTACTCCTGACCGCCGTAAACGACAATACTTAGGAAGGGAAATTTTTCTTGTATCTCTTTAATTAACATTCGGTTCCGATAAATAGTTATATGCAACTTATACCTAGATATTTAGTCAAAAACAAAACTACCCTCATTGCAAATGAAGCAGGGTTACTTACGGAGTATAGACCAGTGTACAGCAGACATATAAACGTATTCACGGGCATTGATAATGTCTTGGATTTTAAATTATTAAACGCAGATCAAAAACGAATTGATCTCGCAACTTATGACAGCATAAAGTTTCAAGCATTTGATGAAAATCAAAGTTTAATTATTGAACACAAAGCTGTAAACGTTAATCAGTCAAAAGGACTTTTTAAAGTTACAATTACTGAAAATGATTTGCTAAACGTAAAAGCACAATATCTAAGCTATAACATATATCTAGTTGATTCTAGTAACAATAACGTAACTACATATAGCAATGCTCATTTTGGAGGCACTGGAGTTATTAAAGTTGAATCATCACAGTTTCCTGGACCACGTGATACAATATCGGTTGCAGTATTTGAAGAAGATAATGACAATTGGTATTCAGAAGCACTAAACGCTGAACCAGGTATTAATGGTAACGAAGCATTACACACTGCGGCAGTATATACAGATAGCTACGTTGGTGATGTAGTAATTCAGGCAACATTAGATAATCAAATTATTGGCGGCACAGAATGGGCCGATGTTGCAACATATACAATGACCGGATCCGAAACAGAACCAACTCCTATAAACTTTAACGGAGTGTTTAGTCACTTACGGTTCAAAGCAACAGCAAATCCAGCAGAAAAAATAACCAAAATATTAGTAAGAAACTGATTGACAAACTAGTCTAACTACGCTATAATAATAGTATGAGTGTAGTAAACGATACAGTTCTGACATACATACCGCCTAAGCGTAAGACAACGCCTAGTGGTTGGTTATCCTTTAATGCGCCCTGTTGTCATCACAATGGCAATAGTGCAGACACTCGTGGCCGCGGGGGCCTCATAAGCAACCCTGACGGAGGCGTAAGTTATCATTGTTTTAACTGCGGCTTCAAAGCGTCCTGGCAACCGGGCAGAACCTTCTCACATAAACTGCGTAAACTCCTACAATGGATGGGAGCACCTGACGATGTAATCAATAAGGTAGCATTAGAGGTTATGAGAGAAAATGAAGGAGTTGAAGCTAAAACACAAATAGCCCAACTACCAACTTTCAATACTGTCCCGTTGCCAGATGATGCTGTTAAGATTACAGACATAACGGACTTCACTAAGCACAGTATGGCTATTTTAGAATATATGGCTGCACGTAATTTAAACGTAGATGATACTAACTATTACTGGTCACCAAGTTTAGGTTATCGTGATAGACTAATTATTCCATTCTACTTTGAAGGTAACGTTGTAGGATGGACTGGACGTAGTATACTAGCAGACAAAAAGCCAAAGTACTTAACAGAAGTACAACCCGGATTTGTATACGGACTAGACGAGCAAAATTATAATAAGTCGTTTGCTATCGTATGTGAAGGTCAACTTGATGCTATACACGTTGACGGTTGTGCGCTCGGCGGGTCTGAAATAAGTGACCAGCAAGCAATGCTCCTTAATAGATTGCAGAAGCAGATCATAGTATGTCCTGATAGAGATATTGCAGGTAAAAAACTAGTAGAGCAAGCAATTGAATTAGGATGGAGCGTAGCGTTGCCTGATTGGTCTTCAGAAGTTACAGATATTAGTGAAGCTGTAAGTAAATACGGTAGACTGTATACCTTATACAGCATTGCTAATACAGCTGAAGACAGTCCGTTAAAAATTAGATTGAGAGCAAAAAAATGGTTTATATAAAAAAGTTTTGGAAATGGATTACAACTCCGTATACCAAATATAAAGAACGTAAAGAATTACAAAAGCGATTAGACGAAATGAAAAAGCGAGATCCTTTTATATACAAATAGAAAGTAGTGCAATGAAAACAGAATTTGAAACTGGAATTTTTGAAGTCCTGAAAAAGATGATGAAGGGCAATAGTATAATGTTAGCAGTAATATATACGCTAGGACATATTGTTATTGCTATGACAGTTGTTAGTACAATGACCGGAGCAAGCCTTTGGGAAGCTGGAACAGTTGCATTAATCGAACCAGCAATTAATGGAGTATGGTTTTACATACTACATAACTTATGGAAAAAATATAACTAATGATAACCTGGGGAATAAGTGCAAATAGCCACGATGCTGCCTTAGCAGTGTTTAGCAACAGCGGCCTAGAGTTTGCTAGTCACGCTGAACGCTTTAGTGGCATTAAGAATGATGCACATTTAAATTTTAAATTAATTGATTACGCAAAACAATGGGGAGAACCAAATGAAGTGGTATGGTACGAAAGACCCTTTAGAAAAACTCTTAGACAGTTACGAGCAGGGCAAGGATGGAATCATAGCGAAAACAATATTAAGAGTTACCTTAAAAGTTACGGTATCACTGCTCCTATTAAGTATACTAGCCATCATCATAGTCACGCTGCCGCTGGTTATTATACTAGCTCTTTTACTAATGCCACTATCGTATGCATTGATAGCATTGGAGAATTTGAAACACTAACTGTTTGGGAAGGCAACGGTAATAAACTTAAAAAGATATACAGTCAAGGATATCCTAACTCAGTAGGCCTGTGGTACAGTGCAATGACACAACGTATTGGATTAAAGCCTAATGAAGATGAATACATACTAATGGGTATGGCTGCATACGGTGACCCTAGGCGTCTGTGGGATGATATGTATGAAATGTTTGACTACGTTGATGGCGCAAATGTTAGATACAAAGACAACTTACATCGAGGGTGCAAACGTTGGAAGCCAGAGCTTACTACAGAACAAGATATGTTTGACATTGCTGCAGCTACCCAGAAGATGTATGAGTTTACTCTTGAACAAATATTAGAATGGGCAAAAAAGAATACAAAGAGCAGAAACTTAGTTCTTATGGGAGGATGTGCATTAAACTGTAGTGCTAACCATCTAGCTTATAAGTACTTTGATGACGTATGGATTATGCCAAACCCAGGCGATGCCGGCTCCGCAATTGGCAGTGTACTAGCACACAAGAAAGTACATATGCCTATGGATCACGCATACTTAGGCTACAACATTGAAGGAGACTATCCAGTTGAAGCAGCAATCAGTGAACTCAAGAAAACGGGAATCGTGGGCGTTGCGAATGGCCCGGCAGAGTTTGGTCCTAGGGCTTTTGGTAACCGCAGCCTACTTGCTGATCCCCGTGGCGCAGACATCAAGCGTCGAGTCAACGACATTAAGCAGAGACAGCAATTTAGACCCTTTGCTCCAGTGGTGCTCTACGAACACGCAAGTGATAATTTCAAAGGACACTTTAACAATTATATGCAGTACACCTCCACTTGCACCAGTCCAGACTTGTATCCTGCCATCACCCACGTTGACGGAACAAGCAGAGTACAAACGGTACCAGATGATGGAAGTGGCATTAGAAGACTGTTAGAACGCTGGTACGAAGAAACAGGATGTCCTATGCTACTAAACACTTCGCTCAATATCAAGGGTAAACCTATGGTAAATGACTTGACAGATGCGCAGGAGTTTGCTATAATGTATAATGTAGAGGTAGTATCATAATGATGAATGTCGCACAAGTATTTCCAAGATTGATTGGTATTGTTAACTTCCAGCAGAATATGGATGACATTAACAATCAGTTAGAACAGGTTAAGTCTAGTAATAAAGACTTTGGTACTCGGAGTGAAGATTCATATGTACTTGATCAATTACCTTTTTTAAATTTTAAACAACAGTTGGTTGAACACGCAAATGCATATTTTGAAAACGTTCTTTGTTATAAGCCTAGTGACTTACGGATGACACAGAGTTGGGTTAATGTTAAATCACCTGGTGAACATCATTGGCCGCACAAACACCCTAATAGTGTTATTAGCGGAACATACTATTGGCAAGATGATATTGTGCCGTTAGTATTTACAGATGACAAAGAAAGTAATTTTCATATTGAACACGACCAAGATAAGTTACAAGAATTTGATATGGCGCAAAAAATAATAAACTGCTATGTTCAAAAAAATACATTAGTATTATTTGAATCAAATTTAATGCACGGTGTTGGTCCTAACGATGGAAATAAAGATCGATACAGTTTAGCATTTAATATGTTTCCTACTAAACTTGGAAATAAAGAAGTACTATCCGAACTTAACATAACACAATTAACAAAGTGAATATATACTAGATGAGCACAAGACAAAACACAGACTACGGATATGATATACAGAAAGTGTATCTAGAAATGATGATGAGCGATGCAGAGAGCTTTGTACGCTGTCAGGCTGTGTTTGATCCAAATAGTTTTGACAGACGTTTAAGAGCACCAGCAGAGTTTCTTAACAACTATGTTATGGAACACAATGGATTGCCTACGTTTGATATGATCAATGCGGCAACCGATATTAATTTAAAAGATCCAGGTACACTACAAGAGAATCATTATGATTGGTTGCTTGCAGAGTTTGAAACATTTGCAAAACACAAAGCACTAGAAGCAGCTATTCTAAAGAGTGCTGACTTATTAGAAAGCGGCGAGTATGGTGCGTGTGAAGATCTAGTTAAGAAGGCTGTACAGATTGGTTTACAAAAAGACTTGGGTACAGACTACTATGCTGATCCAAGAGCAAGACTAGAAGGCATTAAGAGTACTAACGGACAAGTAAGTACAGGCTGGCCAGCTATGGACAAGAAATTGTTTGGTGGCTTTAACAGAGGCGAGCTGAATATCTTTGCAGGTGGCTCGGGTGCAGGTAAGAGTTTGTTCCTTGCTAACATTGGCGTTAATATGGCCGAGAAGGGCTTGAACGTGATCTACTTAACACTAGAGCTTGCAGAGAGTCTAGTTAGTATGAGACTTGATAGTATGGTTACAGGTATTCCAAGTCGTGATGTGTTTAAGAATATCGATGATGTTGAGATGAAGGTTAAGATTATTGGCAAGAAGAATGGCGCATTCCAAGTCAAGTATATGCCTAGTGGTAAGACAGCAAATGATGTACGTAGTTACATTAAAGAATATGAAATTAAAACTGGCAAGAAGGTAGACGTACTGTTGATTGACTATTTGGACTTGTTGATGCCAGCAAGCACAAAGGTAAGTGCAGAAAACTTGTTTATCAAAGACAAGTACGTGAGTGAAGAACTGCGTAACTTAGCAATGGAATTACAGACAGTGTTTGTTACAGCGGCACAGTTGAACCGTGGTGCTGTTGAGGAGATTGAATTTGATCACTCGCACATCAGTGGTGGACTGTCAAAGATCCAGACTGCGGATAACGTGTTTGGTATCTTTACAAGTAGAGCAATGCGTGAACGTGGTCGCTATCAGATCCAGCTTATGAAAACACGTAACAGTTCGGGCGTAGGACAAAAGATTGATCTAGGCTTTAACTTAGACACACTGCGTATTGAAGACTTAGGCGAAGATGATGAAGCTAACGGCGGATATAGCAGTGCGCCACAAGGCGGGTCAAGTGTGCTTGCAGGATTAAAACGATCAACTACGGCAGCTGATACCGTAAGCGAAGATCCTAGTAGCGGAGCGGCACTTGGCAAAGTACGAGCAGAAACAGATAGTACAAAATTAAGGCAGTTTTTAAATAATTTGGATGGAGATGAATAGTTTTGTTATTACAATTAGAGAACCATATCGTAAAAGATATTATTGCCGACGACCCTGTGCGTCCGCACATCGATGCAGAATGGCGAACACGTAGTGGTAGAGAAGTATACGGATTATATACTGACGAGAGCTTTGAAGAGCTACGAGCGGTCATCTGTGTAGCTTATACAGACGAAGTGCCTACGTGCGAACGTGATCTAGGATGGATAGGAACAGAGATTGCAAATTTCTATACTGTATGGAGTTACGATCGTGGCGCTGGAAGAGAAATTGTATTTGAAGTAGCAGACCACATCAAGAAGACAAATCCAGATGTAAAACGATTTGTTACACTTAGTCCTTTAACAGAGATGGCAAGGAATTTTCATTTAAAGAATGGTGCAAAGTTTTTACGCAAACATACAGATTGCCAAAACTTTGAATATTAGTTAAATATACAATAAAGGACTTAACTGTGGAACTATATACACCATTTCAATTATTTACAGAAGAAGAATGCGCAGACCTAATTCGTTTAGCTGAACAAAGCGAAGAGGCCAACGGAAGAGCGGGTAGCGGGTTTAATCCCGGTGTACGGAATAATAAAGTATACTGGATTGAATATGAACACGCTCAAGGGCTAGTTGAACAGTATATGCACAACTTATTAGACGACTATCCAGTTACTTGGATACAAGAGCCTATGCAAGTTTCTAAATATAACTCAGGTGAATTCTATCACTGGCACAAAGATCAAATAAACAATAGACGCACTAGTGCTAGACTGCTAACACTAACTTGTACGTTACAACCTGCTCCAGGTGCGTTATTTGAAACTAGAGACCACACATTTGAACTAGCAACAGGCGAAGCAGTTATTATTCCTGCAACTGTTGATCATCGAGCCCTTCCACCTATCAGCGACACTCGCTGGGCATTAACTGCTTGGGCTATGGGTCCTAATCCAAATTTAGAGGAATAAGCAACTTTCCGTCGTGTTCAGTTTGTAAATGAAGTAGTGGTGCCCAATCGCTTGTACCGTTCATTGTACGTTCATTTAAACTAAACGCAAACTCAATAGATCGTTTTTTAGCTTCTGTTAAGTCCTGACAGCGTTTCCTTTTTTCTACCTCACGAGTAATCACGTGTTCTTGAATTCTGTTTTGTGTTTTACTAAATGCTTCAATAATATAGTACGGATGGAATCTTCTTGGATCTGGCATAGTCTCTCCTTTCTGTTATTTAGTGGCTAAATATATGCAAAGGAATATTCTTTATGCCAATACCAGTACGAAGTATACGATTACAAAAGAGATCATCTCAAAGCCTTGACACCTTGTCGGGTGCATCAGGTGAGATTTTCTTTGATGCTGATCGTGGTACACTTAGATTATACACAGCTAATCAGGCTGAAAACATTATCATTGCAGATAGAGCGTGGGTACTTGCTAATACGTTTAACGGCGATTATAGTACTCTTACAAATGTTCCTCCCTCAGCAGTTACAGATGTTAGTCAGCTAGGTGATAGTAGTGCTTTGTTTTTTGATAGAGATTATAATAGCTTAACTAATTTACCTAATCTAGATGACCTAGTTACTGACATTAGTACTATTGGTGTTATTGGCGATGTAAACATTAGTGGCACTCCTGAATCAGGACAGTTATTAGTTTGGGATGGTAGTATTTGGGTTAACCAAACTGTTGCAGGCTTTATAGATACCAACACTACTTATGATGTAAGTGCATCTGCAACAGCAGCTGGCGCACAAATTCTACTTACTGATGATGATGCAACTACAACAACAGTTGAGCTTGTAGGTGGTACCGGTATTAATTTAGCAATAACAGATACTAACGAGATCACTATAGCAGCCGATGCAGTAACATTGTCACTAAATGATTTGTCTAATACGTCTATTACTAATGTACAAGACACTCAAACATTAGTTTATAGTTCCGGTCAATGGATCAATACATCAGACGTTGCCGGACTTGGGTTCGATGACTTTACTGTAACAGTTGCTGGAGAGAGTGGAACTGGTAACTTATCTTACAACACAGGCGCCTTTACATATACTCCTCCAGACTTAAACAGTTTTGTGCAGCTAAGTGCGTTTAGCGTAACAACTGATTCTGCTCAATCAGGCGGGTCGTTGTCATATGATAGTGTCGGCGGATTTACATTTAGACCAGCTAACTTATCTGGCTATTCACAATTAACAGATTTATCAGTAACCACTGATGGCACACCAGCAGGCGGCGGATCACTAAGTTACAATAACAGTAGCGGTGAATTTACATTTGTACCAGCAGATGTTACTAGTGGTGGCGGTGGTGATGTAGTTGATGACACTTCGCCACAACTAGGCGGCGACTTGGATGTAAATAATTATCAAATTCAATCAACAAGTGGCAACGTAGTTATTGCAGCAGCAGGCGGCGCAGTTTCCTTAACAGGCGATACTGGCGATATGTCTTTTACAAACACTGGTAGTGGCATTTTTAGTTTTGCCGGTACAGTAAATGCAACTACTTTTACAAGTTCTGGATCAGGTGCACCAGTACTTACAAGTGCTAGTACGATTACATTAGAAGCTCCAGATGGAGTTATAATTACTGGCGGCGCAAGTGGCGGTACTTTTAGGTTACCTAGTTTTACAACAACACAAAAGAATGCACTATCAGCTGCTAATGGTGATATAATATATGACAGCACTACTAGCCAAGCACAAGTATATGAAGGATCGTGGACATCAATTAGCGGTGGCGGAGGAATTACACTAGCAGATGCAAGAAATGGATTAAGTGTAACACAAGCAAGTGCAAGTGGAACAGGTGCATTAAGTTATGCAAATGCTTCAGGTGCGTTTACATACACACCACCAGAACTGACATTCACAAATCTTACAGGAACACCAACAACACTTGCTGGTTATGGAATTACTGATGGTTTATCAGCTGGTGCTACACCTCTGCTATCAGAAGTATCAAGCACAATAAATGGTGCTACTGGTACCGTAGTACATAATACTACAACTAGCGGAGTATTTTACCATACAGCGCCAGCAGCAAACTTCACAGCAAACTTCACAAACGTACCAACTACCGGTGACAGAATAACAACAGTAGCACTAATTATTGCACAAGGCCTAACACAGTATATGCCAACAGCAGTACAAATAGGTGGCGCAGCACAAACAATAGAATGGTTTGGGGGCAGCGTTCCTGGAGGTACAGCTAACGGATTTGACATAGTTTCTTTTACACTTATTAGACAATCATCTACTTGGACTGTGCTAGGAGCAAGTTCGACTTATGGATAACAAATATGCCACAGATAGCTAGTGTTTCAAGAGGAGCGTTAGCTTCAACAAAGATAAATCGAATCTCAACTGAAGGTGCTAGCCTAACAGGAGTTAGGGTAATGTCAGGTAATTATGTGCCTGGCTTAACTGGAGGTGTCTGGAGTAGTTGGATTGTAGACGGCATAGATAGAGATTATAACACAACTACTTTTAAATCACGCACAAATGTAACCGTTAATGATGGCGAACATATAACCTTGATGTTAAGAGGCAACGGTTCCGGCCTTACTGCTTCGTTAGGATCGAGCGAGTTTAATAGACCTAGTGGAAATGGCGGTGCTATTGATGGAGGCAGTGGCCATTATTGTAATTTAATTAATGGTCCTCACACAGGATTAACTAACAGTATAGAATATGACGACAACAGAGTAAGAGTGCATAGTGATTATCTATCAGCAGACTCTGTTACTGGAGTTACTGATTTACCAATTTATTCTTTTAGAAGTTATCCCGGACTGTCAGATGTAATAATTTATAACGGCAATAGCACAGATAGACGTAGGATACCACACAATCTCAAAGAAACACCAAAGTTCTTATTTGGAATGGCAATTTACGGAAGTAGCGCCGGCAGTTGGAATTGGAGATGGTCACGGGACAGCAGAATTGGTGGGGATTTTTATGGCAATGGAAATACTAGTAACAGAACAACTACAGGAATTTTACCTTCTGTTCCTGATGCAACTGGAATAACTATTGGCAATGAACTTGGAATTAATAGTAGTAGTAGAACACATATAATGCTTGCACTGGCTGCTGACGACTATGAAACTTACAGCACAATAACAAACAAAAAACCCTCAGCTACTGGCACAATTTCTAATACAAACGGGTATGGCGCAACAGGTACAATTGCTCTTGATTTTGAGCCATATTATATTTGGTACAGAGAAGAAAATGGGTCTTGGAGAATGTGTGGCCACCGAGGAACAAATTGGGGTTTAACTGATGGCGTAACTAGAATGTACGGCGGCGGGCAATATACGCAAACGTATTTTACAAGAACTGCAACTGGGTTTACTTTTAGCAGGGCACCATTTGGAGATAATGTAACTCTTGAATGGATAGCATTTGGCGATACATCGGTTGGAACTTGGGACAGACAAGTAACGTTGTCCAATCCTAACATAGATACAGGTTCGTCTGATGATAGATTTGGTTTCGGAAATGCAATTACAGATAATTACATTATAATAGGTGCTGATCTAGAAGATACCTCAGGCAACTCTAATCAAGGTGTAATTTATGTTTATGAAATTGTAGATGAATCTACGATTACACTTAGACATACACTTACAAATCCTAACAGTACAGGAACAAGCCAATTCTGGGGGAACCGACTTGATGCTTATGGAGATTATATAGTTGTAGGTGACTCTACAGGCAATAGGGTACACGTATATCAAATTTCAACTATGAGCGGTTCTACAATATCTTCAGCTGACTATACTATAACAGAATCTACAGCTTCAAGTAGTTTTGCAGATAACATAGCAATAGATAGAGGTTGGATAGTTGTAGGTGATCCCGGAGTAAATAATTCAAACGGATGCGCTTATGTTTACAACATTTCAACCTTTTCAGCATCTAACATAACAAGCCCTGCTTATGTGTTACAAAATCCTTATACAAACACAGGAACAGCGGACCGTATGGGACAAAGTGTTGATATTAATAAAGATCAAATTGTTGTTTCTATGTCAGGTTACAATGAGACTGCTTCCTCACAAGGTAGAATGATGTTGTACGATAAAAGTAACTTCACTACAACTAATGTTAGTTCTCCTGATGCTTTTTATGACAATCCCCTTGACCAACCGTACTTTGGTGGGCCAGGAACGCAACCAATGGTTGCAATTCACCAAGATGCCGGCC